ATAAAAGCCCCCTCTCAGACATATTTGGGCCATTCGACAGTAAAGGGTCAAAATTTACTGAAGACGAGATTACGATCTCACAAAGGACAATCGGCACTGTCAAAGAACCCACTATAAAAACCGGAGGCGTTGAGAAGGCGGTAACCGGTATGCACTTCGACATTATCATACATGACGACCTGGTCGAAGAGAACAACATAGGTACTCCAGAGCAAATCCAAAAGATTATACGCTTTCGCCAAAACTGTCTAGACTTGCTAGACCCAGGTGGCTTAGAGATTATAATCGGTACAAGATGGGCTATGGGTGATCTATATGGTTATCTCATCGAGAATGAGATGACAAGCTTAAATGGTAAACCTGTCACTCCGCAAGAAAGGGCGAAGTGGCGTGAACTTCTTGTATCTTAGGAGGCTAGAGTGCCAATTAATTTAGTTCAAAGCAGCGATACTCTTTATGTCCACTTTCCCAAATCTAATCGGTTACTCTGGACAACAGATACTGATTGGAATAAAGGAACACTTGGTTCTGACGTAGAAGTCGTTGGAACAGGAAGTTCTGCTCAAATTGCTCCTAAAACAACTTTAGTTTCTGGTACTGAAATTTATTTAAACTGGCGTTTAAACGAAACAACAGGTACTACAGCAGCCGACAGTGCCTATTATAATCGACCAGGAACACTCGTTACTCCTGAAGGGTATTCTCCAGCTCAGTGGGTTGCGGGAAAACTGAATAACGCACTATCAAACGCAGGAGAAGCTGAATCATCTTGTTACGTGGAAGGTGGTGATGTTGCAGGTTTTGAATGGAACGAACCTTTTAGTGTCGAATGCTGGTTTAATCAAACAGCTGGTTATGATGTATCATTAATAGGAAATTATAGTTCAGGTGATGGAAAAGGATGGTCTGTAGCTATTCAAGAAGGTTACATACGATTTATTTTACATGGTGGGGGTACAAACTATCTTCAGACTTATACAACTACTACCGTTACTCCAGGTACTTATCAACATCTTGTTATAACCTATGATGGGTCAGGTGTCGATGCTGGTGTTAAATTTTATTTGGATGGAGTATTATTAACGAATAGTGTTTTATACGACGGTTTAGCTGAAACATCTATTATTCCTGCAACTAATAATTTTCGGGTTGGAGCTATTTTAGATACAGCGTGGGGTTGGATTGGTCAATTAGATGAAGTAAATTTATACACCGTTGTTTTAAGTCAGGCTAATGTTGATTCTCGGTATAACTCTGGAGATGGAACAGAAACACCTTTATTTACTCAAAACACGTATCCTACAACGGCTTCTTATACTACCAATATAGCAGATTCTGCACGAGTTAATCAACTTTGGGACGAGTTTAATTTTATGCGAACTACTCCTTCTGGAACTACAGTTACTGTAAAATGTCGTGTATCTAATGATGCGAATGCTATGGGAAGTTATGGTTCTTCTCTAACGGCTGGTCAAAACCTTGGACTTACGGGTCAGTTTATACAGTTTTCTGTAGATTTTACTGGAACTACGACTCAACGTGCCGCTGTAGATTATTTATCTACTCTATTTACTGCTGAAACTCTTACGGACATCGTACCCTAATATGCGAGATTCCGGTAAACCAACAACTATTAACGGTACTTTAGTAGAGGCTAATACTGAGTATGAAATTTCTTTGCCTTTGAATTGCCATAAAATCATGTTTCAAACTCGAACCAGTGCTATTATTCAATTTGCTTTTGTAGCTAATGAATCTGGAACAAATTACATTACGTTAAAAGCTGGAAATCTGTACTATGACGATAATATCCGAACTAATTCTAAAGTGTATGTACAATCCCCCACTGCCGGTGTAGTAATGGAAGTTTTATGTTGGTCTGGTGGGTCAGATGATATCTAAGCCTCCCCCCGATACTCTTGATTCTGACGCTTTATTAGAGTTAGTTTACCAAATTCTGCATTCTAAATTTGGACAGTCTCACATGCAGGATGATATTCGTGATAAACAGGTAAATGAAAAATACGACGTTGCTGCTTTAAAAAATGATTATTTAAATACTATTATGTCGTTAAAAAGTAAAATACCGCCAGAACCAACTCCCCTTCCGCCCGTTTTTAGAAAGGTGCAGTAATTTAGGAGAATAGTATGCCGTTATTGTCAGGTAAAAAGAATATGGGTAGAAATATCGCTGAATTGATGGCTACAGGTAGACCTCAAAATCAGGCTATTGCTATTGCTTATGATGTACTACGAAGAAAACGATCTAAGAAGAAAAAGAAGAAATAAGTGTCCCTTAGTGTTTACATCAGAAAAGCCATTGAAAATGGCAAGATCATCTTTCCAGGTAAGTACTGCGCTCACTGTACTGACCATAAGAATCAAGAGAAACTTAAATGCCTAGAGTGCTTAAGAAAGTCTAAGAGCGCGCACTCCTTCACTTCTCAGTATATGAATGACCCGATTGACGCTGAGTCTGTTGAGTTCAAACAAGAGTGGGTACAGAGGTTCTCTTTTACCCCCGACTTAACAACCCAGCTGACAAATACCCCAGGAATCATGTCAATCGATCCCGCTGTAGGACAATCCACAGTAAACGACTATACCGGCATAGCTATCACAAAGATCCTACCTGGCAATATGATTTATGTTATGGAAGCAATGCAGAAGCGGATGTCTCCACCTCAACTGATAGATGAGGTATTTACTTTAAGAAAGACTTATAATATATCAAAGATTTTGTTGGAAACTACTTCATCTCAGTTGGTGTTTGTAAGTGCCTTTAAGCAAGAGATGATTAAACGTAAAGATTTCTTTACGATAGAAGAAGTAGGGCGTAGCACCAAAGAAACAAAAGCCATGAGAATTCGAGGAATGCTGCCTTTCTATGCGAACGGCCTAATCAAGCATCGACAAGGATTAATAGATTTAGAGTATCAGCTTATCCAGTTCCCGCGTAATACTCATGACGACATCATAGACGCTTTGGCTCATCAGGTTCCATTCTGGCGTTCTGGCGAACTAAGCAAAGCTCGTGTAGATTCGTCACCCCACGGATCACTCAACTGGTGGAAGAAACAAACGCCTAAGCATAAACAGTCTGATCGCATTAACAAACTATTCGGGGATCTACTATAAGAGAGGGTAATATGGCTTACGAAGAACAACCAACTGAGAAAGAACAAGACCCAGCTAAAGAAGCTGAAGCAGTTAGAGCGAAACTCTCTGCTATTAAGAAAGCCCAGGATCGCCGTGATAAAGTCAAGAAAGACTACCGGTGGACTGAGCTTATCAACGAATATAAAGGCACGTTTGAATTCGATGTTGATATCGACATCATGCCTATTAACTTAATTTTTGCCTACGTTAAGACAGAACTGCCCTCTCTCTACATCAGAGATCCCCACATTAAAGTCAATCCTAAAAATCGAACTTCTATTAATACCGCTAAGGTACTTGAGGAAGTCATCAACTATATTTGGAAGTACAAGAAGCTTAAACGAGAAGTTAAGAAGTGTGTTATTGACGCTCTCTTAATTGGCCATAGTTGGCTTAAACTTGGCTATACAGGAAAATTCGGAAGTATTGAAGATGAGATGGGTGGGTACATTGATACCATCGAATCAGAAGATATTTTCGCGTACCACGTGAATTGGGAAGATATCACGTTTAACGACGACTCAATGGACCCGCCTTATGACTCCAAATGGGTCGCTCATTCTGTTTGGTTGGATGTTGAGGAAGTTAAGAACAACCCGCGTTATAAGAATACTGAAGGTTTAAGTGCAAGTTTTGAAGATGAGAAAGATATGCCGTCAGAAGGCGGAGAGTCACATAAGGGCAAGGTCCGGTTGCATGAAGTTTGGGATATGGAAAACGGCACGGTCTGTACCATCACTGAAGGCGTAGAGAAATATTTAGAAGAGAAGAAGTGGCCGTTGGCTATGCGTGGGCTGCCGTTCAGTATGCTTAAGTTCAACTTCAGCAATGACATGGCTTATGGTATTTCCGATGTTGCCATGTTCGAACCCCAGGTCTTGGAATTAATTAAAGTACGCTCGATGGCTCTGGATCATTTGAAGCGATACAACAGGCAGCTGATAACAACTCCAAACAATATTAATGATGACGAGATGGCGAAGATTAAGAAGGGTATAACCGGCACTATTGCTACGGCAGAAGATCCTAGCAAGATCATGGCGTTGCCTTATCCTCCGCTTCAAACTGATATTTACGCTATCGAAGAAAGAATCAAAGAAGATCAAATCAATGTCTCTGGTCAATCTCCACAAGAACGTGGAGCTACCCAAAAGACCTCTACTCGTACCATCGGTGAATTGAACATGATGCGCGAGGGAGCTGTTAATCGTCGGTCTGAGAAAGTTGACTTGGTGGAAGATTTTGTAGAAGATATAGCGACTAAGTTAGTTGCTCTTCTTCAACAGTTTGTTACGGTTCCTTACTACGCTAGAATTGTAGGACAAGATTCACCCGAACTTCAGGGAGCTATTAAAGAGAGAGCATCTGCTCAATCCCAAAGCTCAGTAACCAATAAAGAAGGATTTACATTTACAGCTGAGGATATCGAAGGGGAGTTTGACTTAGAGCCTGTTTCCGGCTCCTCTACTCCCTTAGATAAGTCCGAACTTATGAAGACGCTGTTCCAATTAGTCGAACTCGGTCCCAAAGCTGGGGCAATGCCAGGTGGTCCGTTTATGGGAACTGTGGCTAAACTTATTGCCGAGAATATGGACGTACAAGAACTTATCATGGCCCTCGACCAAGAACAACAGATGCAGATGGCTCAGAAGGCTGAGGGTAAGGAACGTGAGATGGAAATGAAACAACTGGCCTTGTCGAAACAAGCTGCCGAAACTCAGATGGATGCGGAGAATGCAGCGACTAAACAGAACAAGGTTCTTGTTGAATTCCTTAAAATGCAGAAAGAGTCCAAGGGTATCGAAGCGGAAGCTCAGAGTAAAGTCCAAGCAGAACAGATGGAAGCTCAGAATGAGATGATGATTGCAAAGAGACGTGCGGAACTAGAAGCTCAACTCGAAACCATCAAGTTGCAACACGAACTTCAAATGGAAGAGATGAGAACCCGCCATGAACTACAGATGGCTCAGGCTAAGAACGAAGCAGAGATTGCCATGATGAAGAAGAAACAAGCAGCGACACCTAAATCTAAAGCGGAACCGAAATAATGATCTGTGAAGGTTGTAATAATCCCTACGCAGCGAGAGTTCAGATAGGGTATACTGACGGAAAGAAGTGGGAGATCTGCGACCAGTGCGGGCGAGTTCCCTCTGTCTGGTTACCTGATGTGTATCTTGGTGGAAAGGGCGGTGTTCAAACAGATGAGAATCTGTGCAGTCCTAAAACAGGGCAACCAATACCATTTAGTACAAAGCGCGAGAAGGCAGCTATCATGAAGATGCTCAACCTTCGTCAAGCGAACAGTGCGGAACATCAGCACGGTTCAAGGAATGAAACCAAGAGGAGTAAATTCTTTTTTGGTAAATAGATTTAACTGGCAAGGCTTTAAGTCTTTACCCAGTCAGGAGAGTATAATCATATGTCAGACGAAATGACGCAAGAGTCACAATCCGTTCAAACTGAAACTCAGTCAACGGGGATAGTGTCAGGGGAGAGCCAAGAGGCTCAAAACGTCGAATCTACGGGACAAGAGCAGACAACTCCAGTTCCCAGCGAAAGCGACACACATGACACCCAAGAAAAGGGTAATGAAGGTGTAGAAGAATCACTGTCAGCGGACATGACTGAGAAGGAACGTTCAGCTGTTCGCAAAATGCACGAAGCTACACAACAAGCAGCTCAATATAAAAAAGAAGCTGATGCGTTTCAGCAGTTGTTACATCATCCAGAGTTCAATGAGTTTCTCCAATGGAGACAGCAGAAGGGTCAAACCGCTGCTCAACCCCCAGCAGAGATGCCACAGGTGCAGTTATCGGATGAGGAGTTCTTGGAAGCTCAATCTAACCCCAAGAAATTTGAAGGTCTTTTGAATTCACGCCTTCAGGCCATGTTGAACCCTATTGCTCAACAGGCTATCCAAAAAATTAACAATCTAGAACGCGAGTTAGCTGTTTCCAAACACGAACGAGAAATTGATGCGTTTGCTACACAGCATCCGGATTTCTGGGAAATAGACCCTCGAATAATGAAGACGGCTCTAGCAGAGACAAAAGGTCAAGGGTTGCAACCAGCCTACGCTATGGCAAAGCAACTTGAGAAGCAGTACCTAGAGAAGGCTCAGAATTCGATTCAGAAAAAGGTTGCTGAGAAGAAACAAGCGTCCTCCGCTTCACCCTCTCGCTCAGTGGAACCTAAAGTTATTTATGTTGAGAATGAAAGCGAAGCTACAAGAGTCGCTTATGAAAATGCTGTGTTGGGTAAACGTGTAGACGTAAGAGTTAAGAAGAACAAGAAGTAATCTTCTTGCCACTTCTCTAACTCATTATCTTAGAGGAGATAATTATATGGCAGATACACTGTTTACACATGGCCCAGGGTATACAACGACCCTATTGGCCACAACCTTAGAGAATCGTCGGAAAGATATCCAAGATGCTATTTTCGATGATATCCCTACGTTAGCAATTCTCAAAGAAAAAGGTCAGATAATTCTTGATGGTGGTGCTTCTATCGTTACCCCGTTGATGTATGGTGCGAATACCACTGCTCAGTTTTATGATGGCTACGATCCGCTAGTTACAACGCCCCAGGATGGTTTCACCACGGCGCAGTTCAAATGGAAAGAAGCTGCGGTTTCTATTGCCGTTTCTAACCGTGAAGAGAATATCCAGAACCAAGGAGCGTCAGCTGTTCTTAGTATTGTTGACCAAAAGATTAAACAGGCGACGATGTCACTCAAGGATCTGATTAATACTCAGCTCTATGATTCTACGCCAGCCTCAAATGAAATCGGATCATTGGTTACGACCATTGATGCGACAAGTTCAATCGGAGACATTAACTCCACGTCTTATTCGTGGTGGCAGTCAGATGTCAACGTTTCTGGCAGTTTTGCTGCTCAGGGGCGTTCTGACATGTTGTATCTCTACAATGCTCTGACCATCGAAGGTGCAAAGACGGACCTCATCATCACTACCCCGACTGTTCATGGGTATTATGAAGGGTCGTTAGTTCCGCAGATGCGCTACAACTCGAATGATCGTGCAGATGCTTCGTTTGGTGCGTTAGCGTTCAAGAATGCGAAGGTTATCTTCGACAATGATGCCACTTCTGGCGTTATGTTCTTCTTGGATACTCGTCACCTACAGCTGTATGTTTCTTCGAACAACAACCTGAAGATGACCGAGTGGGTCAAACCAGCGAACCAAACTGCCAAAGTTGCTCAATTGATCTTGGCTTGTGAACTCGCTACCAACAACCGGCGTCGGCTTGGTAAACTCACAACGATCAGTGCGTAAGGAGGTAGTATTATGGCCTTAAAAGTTGCGGATACGATAGAGACTCATAGCTGTGGTGATCTTAAACTACTAGTAGCCACGTTCGTTACGGACGATATTGATAACGACGATACCTGGCAAGGTCCCAAAGCCCCTATCGCGTATTGGTGGTGTGGAATTGGAGATAACTCATACGATGTTCAAGTAACATCGGTTACTGACGGGTTATACCTATTCGATTCAGCCGGTTCGATGACAGGGAAATTCTACGTTCTCTGCTACGATTATTAAGGAGGATGCCTTATGGCTATAACTCCAGACACAATCGTGCAGCATAACTTAGGAGATGTAAAATTAACAGTAGCTACGTTTGTAGCTCAAGCAGCCACATCTGGTGAAACTTGGGTTGGTCCAAAGAGTGCTTGTGCATATTGGTGGAATGGAACAGGAGATAACGACTATGATGTCCAAATTTCCGGTTATGTCCCAGCTACCGGAGTATTCACATTCACAGCAGGAACAACTCAAACAGGCCGTTTGATGGTCTTGAGTTACGACTACTAATTAGTTAAATCAACGGAAGTAGTGGGGAGAATACTTCGTCAGTGAATCAACGGTTCGCATTTTGCGTCTTTTTATACGCGATTAGCGAATGTCAGTGAAAAAACTACGGAGGATAAACATATGTTGTTTCAACAGTTAAATAGAGAGCATGCAGAAAAGGTGTACGTCATTGTCAAGAACATTGCTGGTGGTACGGTTTCGGCCTTCTACCCAGTGTTCTATGACACAGCGGACGCGACCGCCGGACTCGACGGTTACGCGGTGAGTAAAGCCAGAACAGGTCAATTCTTCATGTTTGCGGGTATTCCGCAAGCTGACATTGTTGACGATGGAGTTGGCTTGGTGCAGGTGTATGGAAAAGGTTCTTGCTACGTGTTAGTTACCACGTCGTTAGCTACTGGTGATCAACTTAAGCCAGCTACTTCGACAGTTCACTTGGTTAACCACGTTCCAGCGAGTGCCACTTCCCTTGTTACAACGGAAGTTACTTGTCCTTGGAACTTCGTGACATCGATGTCTGTCATGGCTTCTGGGATCAGCACTGCAGTCAAAGAGCCAGTCTTCATTCGCGCTCTGTAATAGTTTAACGGTTTTGGGCGTTTCCTTTAAAAAACGTCCACAATTTAGATTCTTCACTGGGGAGTGAAAATGAAAGTATTATTCGTTGATGGAACACCAGGGCACAATCCAAAAGAGTTGTATGAGAAACCAACTGGAGGTACTCTTACTTCTCTTACTAAAGTACCTGAATACCTTGCTTCTAAAGGTCATGAGGTTTTTGTAACAAGCAGTCATAAAGTAGCTGAAGTGGTAAATGGGGTTACATACGTTCTGCCAGGAACAGCTTTGGATCGGTGGGATGTCACTGTGTTAAACCGAAATCTTGTACAGGAACCTTTCGTTAACTACTGTAAACAACAGGGATCAAAGATTATCTGGTGGTTACATGATATTGTGGATACGCGGTATTTAGAAGATGGGTCATTTAAACAAGTAGATAAGATCGTTGCTTTATCCCAATACTGTAAAGATACGTTTGCTGACTTTTACGAGATAAACCCAGACAAGTTTACCATAATTCCAAACGGGATTGATCCTGAAGTGTACTACCCAGGTAAGTATGAGGATCGAAACCAGCATCTGTTTATTACAGCATCAGCTCCAATCAAAGGTCATGCTGCCTTAGAACCGGCATATCTAACATTAAAACGACATGATTTGGATTTAGATTTTAGAGTGTATAGCTCACAGAAGTTACACGGCAAAGAAGATTCAGAGTACCAGTTAGATTTCTTGCAGATGTTGTCGAAAGTAGGAGTTCACACGTACGCTCCTACAAGTCAGAAAGTTATGGCTACGCTAATGCGTAAAGCATATGCCTTTTTGATGCCTAATTCGTATCCAGAGATTTGCTCTAATCTACTACTTCAGGCTAGAGCTTGTGGATGTCCTGTAGTGGCAAGTGGGATCGGAGCTAACTCAGAGTTTATCGAGCATAAAAAGACGGGCATGTTGACCTCTAAATGGCAACCCCATGATTTACACTCTTGGACAGTTGAGTTTACGAAACAGGCCTGCATACTTCAGAAAGATAAAGATTTACATAGAACAATCTCAGCTAACGCTCCTTCGGGTGTTATGACATGGGATCAAGTCGGGGAGGCTTGGAATGAGCTACTTAAGCAGCTTTCCTGAGAAATTCAGGACGTATAAAGGGTGGAAGAAGAGTGGGAAGTTAGGTAGATATGATTCGGTACCATCTAGCACTTATGTTAAATATCCACCAAATTCAACTTTTAATGGAAAAAAGGTTTTAAATGTAGGATGCGGAGGCTGTACGTACAAAGCACCCAATGTTGTGAATGCAGATTTACATCCAGGAAAAGGTGTAAACGTTGTGTGTGACTTATCAAAACCACTGCCTTTTGCAGACAATACATTTGATTTGATAATTGCGAACCATGTCTTGGAGCATGTCCCTGGATGGTGGGATTGTTTTAAGGAACTAGCTAGAGTTACTGCTCCTAATGGAAATATAGAAGTGTGGGTTCCTACAGTCGCTAGCGACGGAGCTTTTGTTTATCGAGATCATATTAATTACATGAACGTAGAGTCATTTTTTGGAACAAAGGGATTTAGTAGACCAGGAACTAATCTAGACGCAGTTGGTGTAGTGGCGCATTCCGACGTACTGCAAGAAGTAGAGCTGGTTGTTTCTTGTCGTAGACCAATGATGGAATGGTGGATTTGGTTTGCTCCTGACTGGGCATTAACTTGGATGGCAACATACCTCAGGAATGTTATATCGGAAGAAGGGTACTTCTTTAAAAAGGCGGGTAAATAGTGTGAAATGGGGATATCAAGCATATTACAAGTACTCAAAAGAGCACCAGTTTGGTGGTAAGAAAGTTTTAAACGTAGGTTGTGATACGTCCTACTATCCAGCAACTAACGTAGTGAATTTAGATAGTCATGAAGGAGAGGGCATAAACCTTGTTCATGATTTAACAGTACTGCCTCTGCCATTTGCTGATGAGACTTTTGATGGTATTCTAGCGAATCACGTTTTAGAGCACATACCCAACTGGGGTAAGACATTTACGGATCTTTGGAGAATACTGAAAGTAGGGGGAACTATAGAAGTGTGGGTTCCAGCAGACGGAAGTTCATTGCAACTTGGGGCATTTACCCACATCAATACAATTAATCACCTTTCGTTTCACCGTAGTTACTTTCAGGATAACGTTAAGATAGCTCAGCCTTTCCATGTTTTATATGGGTCTAAGCTCCTTAAGTATCTGCCAAAAGTTGTAATCGAATGGATGGTTTATCATTTAAGAAACGTAGCAATGGAAACTAGATTTTTATTCACAAAAACGGGGAGATAGTATGAACCTTATATTTTACAGGTGTGATGCGTGTCACAGATTAACAGAGCAAAGGATAGTATGTCGGACTGGACGGTGTAGATGTGGAGGAAGGAGAATAAACTCAGTGTGTCTTTCTTGGTTAGAGTTGTACTGGTTTATCTTGTGGCATCCTTCATACTTAGTTCAGGCTTTAAGGGGAGAGTAAGATGAAAAAACAGGTAAGTATTGCAGTTCCTGTGGCAGAGAGTGTACCCGTACAAACATTTCAGACAATTTTAGCTGCTGTTAACTACGCTGCCATGAATGGAATAGAAATTCGAGACATTGGAGTGACACACAGACAGCTTATTGACGATGCTCGTAACGGATTAACAGAGTCGTTCTTAACTTCAGACACAGAATGGATCTTGTGGTTTGATTCTGACATGACTTTTCCTAAAGAAACCATTACAGAACTATTTAAAATAGCAGAAGAAAAGAAGGCTAAGATGGTAACAGGGGTTTACTACCAACGGAGAGGGGAAAATCTTCCTGTTTTGTGGAGTAGAGGAGAACAAACAGAGAATGTAGGTCTTTCTGGTATGGAAAATCAAAGGGCTGAGACTAACAAGTACGTAGGAGCTTTTTGTTTCCCAGATCCCGACAAGAAAGAGCCTTTTAAAGTTCATGCTGCTGGATTTGGGTGTGTTTTGGTGCATAGATCAGTACTGGAGACGATGGATAGACCTTGGTTTAAGTTTCTCCCTGGAGTTTGTTCCGAAGACTTCTATTTCTTCGTGAATGCACAGGAATTAGGCTTTGAACTATGGGCCACACCTAATCTTGAGTTAGGTCACATCGGAGATGCACCAGTGATTACCAAGAAAAACTTTATTGCGAAATTAGCAACAAATAAATTGCAAGTAGACGCTATTAAATAACAGGAGAACTATATGGCAGTTCCCACACTAGACATCGGCCATATCGGAGATGCCCCAGTGATCACTAAGAAAGACTTTTGGGAAAAGATAGAAAAATCAGATCTTGAAGTTGAAGCAAATTGATAAATTGAAGTAAAGGAGATTACTATGAGTATTGGATCATCTACAATTACCGCAGACGGACTGGTTAGTAGTACAGAGCCTACGGTTGTTTACGCCGTTATTGTTAAGTCAGGTGGAACTGCTGCTTCAGTTTTGCTTAAACTCGCTGCTACTGGTGGACAAGAGTTCGACCAGATTGATGGAACCATAAATAAGGCTGTTGTTCGTTCTTATCCAGGTGGACTTCTGTTCCCTACTGGTTGCTTTGTTGATGTCGATACAAACACCACCTATGTTACGGTAATATATGAGCGTATCTAAGAAAGCCTTAGTTACTCTATTTGCAGGAGATAACACTGCGTCTAACGCTACCAGTCCGGTAGGCTATACTATCACTATCACAGTAGTGGACTACTCCGCATTAGCAGGGAAGTCAATCACTATTAACGGTATTACTTACACTGAAGATGGTGGAGTGGCTGGTTGGGATACAACTACAGGCGGTAACACTAATGCTACCACTGCTACATCTATAGGGGATATACTAACAAATGATACAAGTATAACTCCGACTGTGTTAACTAATGTTGTAACAGTTATTAAAGCTGGAGGAGGTATTTTACCCGTTCCTACAAGCAGTGATCCAATTAATTTAACCGTATCAAATGTATAAAAAGATTTAACGCACACCCTCCGCAGTATGAGGATGGCGTACAAGGGGAGCTTAATTAGTATGATTACAGGTAACATTGAAGAAGTGATGATTAAAGAGATGACCAACTCAGGAATTGACATGGTGTATATTGTCAGGAATCTTCCTAAACGGTTGTTGTATCATGAAGTGCCTAAAATGGTTCAAAGAGTAGATCGTGATGGGTATGCTGATGGTACCCTCATTCCAGTTAGATCAGGGGAGCTTGTTGAGGAACTGCTGGAAGGACTTGAAGTCAGTCGAAACGGGGACGGTTCGATTGTGTTTTATACGAAGAGAGAGATAGGTCGTAGCCATCTTGAAGCTATTGACCAGTATATTGCAGGAACATTGCCTAGAGATGTGGTTATTCCGAAACGAGTACCCTATCCGGCTCAACCAGGCGATCCTCGGTCGAATCCAAAACCGAAGAGCTTGATACCAGCAATAGACTTGCCTAAACCGATTGATCGGGATGTGGCGACTCAGATCTCCCCCGCAGGTAATGCTGCGTCTGAGAAGCCCTCCCGTGTTTTAACGCCTGAACAGAAGGCAGTACGGGTGGAAGTACTTAAAAAAGCACGTGAAGCAAAAGCTGCAAAGAAGGCTCAAATAGTTAATAACCCCCAAGCTTAGGCGAAGGGTTCCCAGGATTGCCGGTAGTTAATGTAATTACCGGCTTTCCTGGTGATTTAAAGGAGAACTAAAATGCAATTTTCAATCATGGTCACTAGAGTGGCAGAAGAGACAGGATTAAACGCTACGAACGATGCCACTAAAATCAAAGCCTGGATTAATGAAGCTTACAAATTTTTAGCTGGTTTACGAGAATGGCCCTGGATGCTTAAGAATGGGACTATTCAAACAGTGGCTGATATTACCACTTTAAAGGCAAGCGTTAATGCAGCTGGAACAGCGGTTACTCTCTCTGCTGGTCCTGCTCAATCTCTTGCAGATGACTACATGATTCAGTTTGCTACAACTGATGATTGGTACTTGTGTACAGTCCATACGGCAGCTGGTACAGCCTTAACTATTTCTCCAGGCTATGTTGGAGCTACTAACCTCACCTCTGGTGCTTGCACAATTCGTAAGGTTTATTACTCCCTAGCTTCTGATGCTGACCGCATCATTGATATGTATGAAGCTATTGATGACCGAAAGCTTTATTATGTTGATCCTCGTGAACTAGACGCTTCTTTCCCAGATCCCACTGTTACAGGAACTCCAGAAGCCTATACTCTTCTTGGGTACGACTCTACCAATTACTGGAGAGCCAGTTTCATCCCCATCCCAGACGCTAAACAAAACATCCAATATCGTTACTATAAAGCTGTTGCTGAATTAAGCGCAGATGCTGATCTTCCTACGTTGCCGTCTAAATGGCACCAGGGGATTGTCTTTGTTGCTTTGGCTATGTTTGGTCATCCTTACATGGATGATAGCCGTATGTCCAGCGCAGAGTCTCGTGCTCGTCAAATTGTTAGCGAAATGGTTAGACAGCAGTCACCCACTCCAGATAAGCATTCTGTTATCATGCCCTGGGATAAACGCGGTGGTTCTTCCCCGCATGGAGCACAGTTTCCACCTGACTTTCCTCGGAGGTAAGTATGTACAACGGTAAATACTTCGTCCTATCTGATTTTAAGGGTGGTTACGCAGGTAATCTTCCCTCTACAGGCTTAGCTCTTAACCAAGCCTATGATCTTGATAATATCGTTATTAAGACTGGCGGTAAGGGTTGGCGTACTAGACTTGGCAACTCTACCTTCGGCAAAGCTGTTAAAATAATCCAAGATTTAACGTACTCAGCCGTTGCTACTAATGCGACTGGAGAACTTGTTACGATTGCGTATACTACGGGAGCTACTGCTGGATCAGAAGTGGTAACTGTAGTTGGGAATGCGATCTCTATCCAGATCCAATCGGGAGTCTCCACAGCCACTCAAGTGAAAGCCAAATTCGATGCTTCTGCCGCTGCTATTGCTCTCGCTACCTGCACTATAAGCGGGACGGGTGGAACAGCTCAAACTGCTCCAGTAACGGCTACAGCTCTAGTTATAGCTGCTATGGCTTCAGGTGCTGCCGTTCAAGGAATAGGAGACTACACCCAAGCTGACGGAGATAACTGGATAATGGCTGTTTGTGGAGCTAAGATCTATAAATCAGAATCCTATGATGGAATAATGGATGATATTAGTGCAGCACTAACCGTAACTACTGGGGACAACCATTGGGATATCTTTACCTTTAATGATGTGTGCTATGGCTTCGGTGGACCTGCAGCTTCTCCAAACGCTGCTTGGAAATACAATGGTACCGGCACTGCAGCTATTCTTACCGGAAATCCCTCTGTTGCTTTAGCCGGTGCTTTCCCTGCCAATAATAGAATACTTGGTTGGATGGGTGCAACGGTTTATTGGACAATAATCGGGAATGGAGAGGATTGGACTGGTGCAGGAAGTGGGTCATCTGTTGCTGGATCATTGGCAGATAACTCTTCTATCACCTGCTGCAAAGTTATATCAACCAACTACGTTCTAGTTTTCAAGAAAGAAGCTACATACCAGATGGTTATTTCTAGTGCTCCATTTCCTGTGTACTCTTTATTTGATAATATCGGCTGCGTGGGCAAGGGTGCTGCCGTGAACGTGGACGGCACAGTATATTTCATTGCGTCTAACGGACGTATGTATTCAACAAACGGAGAAACTCTCCAGGATTATCCTAAACAAGCCGACAACCTGTGGGCCAGCATTCCAACAACCTACTATCAACATATCATGGGCGTGAGACAGAAAGGAGCAGACTTTGACTGGTTAGTCTGGATGGTTCCTGCTGCAACCACAAACAGTTTTGCTATTATCTGGGATTTAGAGAATAAGTGTTGGTTACGGTGTACTACTGGTTTCAAGATGAACGTGGTGGGAGAGAACGCCTTTCATAGCATATATCTTGGGGGTTATGACGGAAAGATCTATACACCTAATACCACAGCTACGTATGCAGATTCTTCTGAAGCAACTCCAGGTACCATCACAGGCTACTGGAAGAGTGGTTGGATATCTCCAGATAATATCGACAAGATTACGCAGGTTAGAAAACTAGGTATTACGTACACCCCTAAAGTTTCTGGAAATATAACACTAGCCTATGGGTATGACGGGATTGCGGACAGTTCGTCCACAACTCTTGCACAAACTGTCAATACTGCGACCGAAGTGTACAGTCAAAAGTCTGCTGTGTTAAGTGGAAGAGGTAACACGTTCGAATTTAAAATCAGTCAGTCTTCTGCTGTAATAGACACCGAGATACAGAGTATTTTAATCTCAGGTAAGTCATTCGGGCAGAAAAATCAGGCGGAGGACTAATGTCTGTAGCGATACCGTTTCCATTACCGGCTACTGGGTTTGCTCTAAATTCAAAAGTTAGGGTGAACTTGGACTTTATTGTTGCCAAGTTTAACGAGTTTAATACCGGTACAGCAACTTGGGATGCCGTTTACATTGGTACGGGCGGTTCCGTCAACGGTGCTCTAACTCTCTACAACAGCACCAATGGTTACTACACCACTATTCAATCTGGAGTAGCCTCAGCTAACCAGACCTATACTTGGCCGACGGCAGTACCTGGAGGAGTGGGATCACTCCACTCAACAAATAGCGGAGTTCTTTCCTGGGAACAGAGTGTAAGGACTGCAGATACTCCACAGTTTGCCGGATTGAAACTTACGGGAGTTAGTCCCACCTCAGCTTGTCTTCCCTATCTTGCGGCGGACTATACAGTAACAGCTCTTCCGAATGCCACTGGAGTTACTGCTTATGTTCGCATGAGTACGACGGGGGTTCCTGCGGTTGCTAGTTTATTAGGAACATCCAATCAGATTACTGTGACATATAACGCAGGAGATACCACTTTAAGTTTACCTCAAAGTATTGCTACGGGATCAGTAGTTAATTTTGCAGGAGTTAGGGTACTAAGCGCAGGATCGGCTGCCACTCCCGAAATTGTAATCTATCAAGCCCCGTCAGCTGCTAACACAGGTCTGTACAGTACTGGTGCCGATATCAGATTTGCCACCGCCGGTGTGTTTGCGGGAGCATTCAGTGGTCCCGATTTTGCAGTTGCCCAAGATAGTAGGGCAGGACGTTACTTCATATTGGAGAGTGGGGGCGGAAATATCACTATAGCTAACCCAGGGGGAATTACAGGTTCGTATACGCTCACTCTGCCGGTTGATAATGGTGGGGCTGGACAAGTATTACAGACAGACGGTTCTGGTACCACCTCATGGATGTCGCCATCAGCTAATGCTGCGGTGGTAGCCACGGCTCACTACACCGGATTTCCTAATAGAACCGATACCGCATTAAGTTTTAATGACGGTACAGCTACTCTTAGTTTAACGTGTACAAATAAGACTATTTGGTTGAGTGGGACAAACTACACAATCAGCACTCTAACTAAAGCTTTTGATGCCGGTCTTGCTGAAGCCTCCGGTCTGTATTGGTTCTGGATAACAGCTCCTCTAGGTGTTCCCCAGTTAAACTATGCTATAACGGCTCCAGGCTTTGACAAGTGCCTAGTTGCCACCGTCTACTGGAACACCACCACTAACAAAGGTCTTCTTGCTGATGAAAGACATTGGATGGGACGAGATCAGTGGATGCACGAGTATCTTCATGAAACAGTGGGTGCTAGGTACTATACTGGATTAACCGGTACTTTTGGAGATACAACTTTCTCCATTACGGCTGGAGAATTCTACGATGAAGATATAGAACACGTGCTGAGTTCTGACAGTCCTATGGCATATCCAGGTACAGCCATGACTACCTGTAAAGTTCTCTACCATAACGGAAGTGATGAGTGGCAATGGGATGCTGCATCCACAACTCCATATAAGATTACCACAGGCAACCTTAGATTTAATACCGGCACCACTCTTTCTACAGCTGCAGCTAACAAGTACGTTAACTACTTTGTATACGCATCTAATCTTTCTGCTGAACCTATCTTTGTCGTGGTGGGTACAGCTGAGTATACCACAGCCAACGCTGCAGCAGTGGCACCTCTTCCGTCCTTAGGTACTCTTGTTGACGCAGAAGTGAAATTGATTTACAAGATTACTTATAAGAATGACGGGACACCTACTTTTCAGTCAGCGACTGACTTTAGAACATCCCAGACGTTAGGAACAACGGCTTCCGCTTCCGACCACGGCGCTCTTACTGGATTAACCGACGATGACCATGCCCAATACTGGGTGTCAGGAGCAACGGGACGTACTACAAATTTTAAAACAACTGGAACTCTAGAAGCAGGTGCGACCACCCTAGCGGGAGACTTAACGCTAAAGGCTACCAAGAATATCATCTTGACAGATGATACCACTAATACAGTTACACTCGCTTTACCGGCTGCTGTTACATCCTATACCTTAACCTTGCCAGTTAACGACGGTGGAGCTAACGAAGTACTGCAAACAGACGGTAGTGGTGTACTGTCTTGGGCCTCTCCAGGATCAGGGTCTGTTGCTTCAGGCGTAGCTGGCACACTGGCTTTGTATCCAGCAACAGCTGCTGCTGTAGATGATGTTTATGTCCAGAATGCTCAGAATATTAGTGTTGCTATAGCTGCTCATGCAGCCTTGGCCTCTACAAGAACCTACACAATCCCTGAGGCTGGAGCTTCTGCTTCTTTTGTAATGACAGAAGGAACACAGACGATTGGTGGGGTAAAGACGTTCACAGGAATTACGAATATTGGCGGAGGAACCGTTGCGACGGATCATTACAGTTTAATAGTAAGTTCCACCACTCCAATTACTGACACTAATGTATATGAGGCTATTATAGCTTACCCTCATTTTCAACAAATTGGTGGAACTGCCTCTCCCACTGGTGCAATTGCAGTGATTGGAGAAACCAATATCCCTGCTGCAAATACTGCCAACTGGACTGCGACCTATCCTGTTGCCGGTTTATATGCGTCTGTGTCAATAACCAGTGGAGCTACAGGAACACTTAATGCGGCAGCTAGTATTCTTGCGAACAAAGATGTTAGAGGAATGACCATAACGAATAACTATGGGCTATACATCTATAATCCATATGTATCTGGTGGGGCGATAACGAATAACTATGGGCTATACATTGAAACCCCAACTGCTGGAAGCACCCTAAATCACTCTTTGTACGTTGCAGGAGGATTGTCCAGTTTAGGCGGTACAGTTGTTCAGCCCACTCAACCAAGTTTTCTTGTTACAAATGCAGCAGGAGCAAACGATGTTACTGGTGACGGAACAGTGTATACTGTCGCATGGCCCACAGAAATATACGACCAAGGAGCTAACTTTGCTTCAAATACCTTTACAGCCCCAGTTACAGGCCGTTACGCTCTTCACGCCAGTATTTTATTAGCACACATCTTAGTAACCCACTCATACCGGACACTTCATATAGTAACTTCTAATCGGACATACAAGGCAGACTACGCATATTTACAGGCACAGGATGACATGTCTTTGGTTCTAAGTTGTATTGCTGATATGGATGCGAATGATACCGCAACTGTTGCCATCGAGTTAGGTGGATCAACTAAAACCGTAGATCAGAGCGCCGTAGCCGGATACACCATGTTTTCGGGTAGTTTGATTAACTAAGGGGAATTTATGGAATATACACGAATAATCACAGATGAAGAAGCTCAGATCTTACATAACGATCTTCTCGATATCAAAGCCTGGATTGATGGGGCTATTGATGGCAAGATAGCCAACTGCCGTAAACGAGCAGCGAAGCAGTATGAAGAACTTGCTAAAGCAGAAGATCTTGATATGATCCCCACAAAGGAACATCTCAAAGTAGCTGCGCTGTTCGCTCATCCTACATACAAAAATAGAGTTCAAACTGAAGAAGCTGTTAGCCTGGGGAGGTTACAAGATGGAGTTAAAGAAAGTCAAATCGATGCCCAATTACCTTCGTAAGGGGGCAATAGAAGACGCGGTTAAAAGATTCATAGTTGATAGTAGAGTTACGAACGTAAACATTGAAGGGATGTATAATCAGTCTTTAAAGTCAATTGCTCAAAGTATCATTTTTGATACTTCAGATAAACAGCAGTTTTGGATGGCTGATGACGGAACAGACGTTATGGCTTATTATCTTGCTCACATTTGCGTTGATGTAGACGACCAACTTACCTATACTATTTCACAAGCATGGGTACATCCGTCCCTCAGAGGCAATAAGCAGGTGAAGATTTGGTGGCAGCAAATGCAAGATACAGCACAGCAGTATATGTGTAAGCACATCTTGATTCCGGCTAGTAGAAATGTAAAGTCGTATTTAAGATTCTTGGGACAGGGATTTCATGAGTATGTCACTCTAATTAAAAAGGATATTTAATGGCCTATACGTTAGCAGACGATAATAAGTACAATGAACTGATCCTTGCAGCGAGGGCTAAAGGAGATCAGGCATTAGTATCTAAGTATGAGCAGGCTCAGGGAATGAGAGTTCCCGCGAGTTCTGCACAGTCTGCTTTAACACCTAAGGCCTCCTTAACTCCACAACAAGAGTCGTATAACCAACTCATGCGAATGAGAGACGAACTGGGAGTTGACTGGGAACCTACCAGCAATTCTGTTATGCTGAATCGCGAACAGGGTGTGGAGTATAATCCGACTACAGGAAGTTATTCTGTTAAGAATCCAGGTGGAACAGGCCAACAGTCCTACGCCTTTGGTTATGACCCCACTAAGAACCAGTCTTCTATTTATGGAACAACGCTTTCAGGAGCGTTAGATCCGCGCATTGCTTTAGGTATGGCTGATGAAGACTACTCAGCCGCTGATAAATGGCAGAAGAGTATTTGGGATCAGATAGACGCGAAGATTAACGAAGGAGTAGTCTCTGGAGAGATTGCTCCTGGCTACTCTGTCGAACAGAAGGGAAGTGGAATGAGTCTGAACGATTGGGCTGGAGCAGCCAATGCCTCACCTACTGATAAGTACCTGAAGAACCTCGCATCGCGGGATAGATACAACAGCAGTTCCATCGACCAATACTTACAACGAGCTAATCCCGATCTCTATAAGCAGTATAAGACTTTTAGTAACGACAATGATACAACTGGTGCTTCCATGTATATGGAGCAGGCATATAAGAATGCTCAGAGTAGACTAGGCTCTCAGTATCAAGATGATTATTATGGGGGTTTGAAAACTCAGTTTCAAGATCTCCGGTCCTCATTGATGAATCCAGACCAGAAGACGGATTCTGATCGCCAAGCCATCATGGATAATCCAGACTTGTCTCCAGTCGTAAAAGATGCAATTTTAAAGGGGATGGAGCCTAAAGATTCGTGGGGTGACCTTATGAAGCAGTACGGGCCACAACCGCCTCAGACTACTGTAGCGGCCAGTGCAAAACCAGCACAAACTGAGATTCCCACAGCTGTCACTCCAGCTGTCCCCACAGCTAGTGATTACGCTAAAGAAATGGTATCGCAGAATCCTGCGCCTGTTTCACCTAGTTCTCTAGTTCCCGCCCCCACATCGACGGCCTGGAGTAAAGATTTTGAAACTAAATCCCTAGACCTTTTGGGAGGGGTTAAGAATAGCTTAGATGACTATATCAAGATGTTAGGTACTCCGTCCAAGGCTTCGTTTGGATTAAACAATAACATGGCAGGGGATACAGGGCAACGGAACTCAGGATTAGTGAGCAGTGTACCACAACCATTTGGTAGTACAGCCAACCAAACCGCTTCACCTTTTACAGGGAAGGCTGGGGCAGGATCGACCACTACGAGCACACAGTCGTTGTGGCGATAAATTAGGAGGATAGTATGAGTAAGCTCAGTAAACAATGGAAAGGAAGTGGGATAGCAAATTTTGTCAATAATTGGAAACGTCCCTTGATCGGACTTGCTGGCGGAGCACTTGGTGGTGCTGCTCTTTCAAAAATTCCTGGCTTGACAGGAGCTTTAGCGAATACCGCCAACATGGCAACCTTAGGTGGACTAGCGGGTGGTGCTGCGGGTTATTCAGCTAAAGGGCGAGCTGCTGCTGAACAAGCTGCTAGGGATGACGCAAGTCGCCAGCAACAGGAAAAGGATAAAGCTGGTGGTAATCTGGACGAGATACTTAATCCGTATCTTCCAACAGATCCCAATAATCCTAGTGCTCCCACTCCATACACTCCTCCAGGTACACAGCCTCCGGTGAGTATCGAACCTTCACTTCCTCAGGTAATTCATACGCCGCAAGGTCCTATGCCCGTTATTCCTCCTCAACAACCTGCGCCTGTAACGCAGCCTCCTGTGGATATCTATAATCCTGGTAATGACATCACTGCTCCCACGGTTCGACCTGATATGGGGAACCTTGATGTGAGTGGTCAGGGTGGTGTAGATATGACGAAGATCCTGGATGAAACAGAAAGAGCTAGACAAACTCAAATGGATCTATGGAATCAACAACAGTCCATGAAAGAGAATGCTCGGAGATCTTTAGCTGAGACTCTTAACTCTCAAATGGACAGACAGTTTAACGATCAGATGCCCGCTTATCTTGAAGACCTGAACACACGAGGATTACTAAGAAGCTCCGCTCTTGGAGATAGACTCTCAACGGAACGGTCCAAGATGGCTGCAGGAGTAAACGAACAAATTGCTCTTCAGTCTATTCAGGATCAATACGGTGGAGCTGAGGGTTTGACTGGTATCACCGATCAATACCTTAAAGGCCGAGAAGGTGCTATGAGTCGTGGCTTCTCTCTTGAAGATTGGGCGCGTCAGATGCAGGCTTCTAAAGAACTAGGTCAAGCAGTTACTCCCATTACTCCGTATGCTGGAAACAGTAAGGGTGGAGCACAAGATCTACAGACTGGAATATCAGTGGCGAGTTTGGGTAGTTCCGTCGCTGGTAAAGCGTAAGGAGGAATGTATATGGCTTACACCCCACAGAAATACGACTTTCAAGGGCAGGTGCCTACGGCAGCTATTATTCAAGCATACCAGCAAAAGGCTATGCAAGAATATCAGGCTAAACAGCAACAGCAGCAGGCCAACAACCAGAAGCATCAAGAAGTATTGCAGACTATTCAAATGGCTGCAGGATTGGTGCAACAGGGCGTGAAGATGTCAGCTCAACGACAGCAGAAAGAAGCTAAGAAAGCTTTCTTATCTACACTCCAATCACCAGAGTATGGACCAACAGGTGGTATGGTTCCAGCCGGTAGTAGTATGGTTCCTGGTATGACACAGGCTCCTGCTATGGGCATCACTCCAGAATACAAGAACAGACTCAAAGCTGAGTTTGCTGGCTTGTATGGAGATGAGTTTGCTAAAGAACAAGCGAAGGCTATGTTTAGAGAACCGGAACCAATTACTGCTCTTGACACAGCTCGTACCGGCCTGTATAATGAACAAGCTAACTTTTTGCGATCAGGTAAACCGGAAACTCCTAAACCAGAGAAACCAGTTACCGATCTCGACCTATATCAGAAGGCTACTCAAGAAGCGTTAGATAATGCTAAAGCTGCTAATAAGTATGGCGAAATGACGGATGAGAGTTTCTTACCTAAAGTTAAAGCTGATGCACTCCAGCGATTTGAAGAGATGAAACAGATTAGAGATAAGAAGAAACTTACTCTCGTAATGCCGGATGGTAAAACTAAAGCTGAAGTAACTCCGTTAGAATGGGAACAGAATAGAGAGGAGTATCTAAGTAAGGGGTTTAAACTGTTCGATCGTTCACCCAAGAGGTAAACTCACGTGGCACTAAACTTCAAAGTTGTCGGTAAAGAGGAGACTAAACTTCACTTTACTGACTTGTCCCTGAAACCGGAAGGAGCACCTGAAGAGACACAACTAAACTTCAAGGTACTAACTCCTGGCACAGGTAGTCAACTCCCTGAAGATCAGGATCGGACTACTCCTAAACGGTCCTTTAGTGAGCTATGGAGAGCCGCGCATATTCCAGCCGAGAAGTCTAGAGAAGGATTAAAGAAACTGGTCGACATGATACCGGAGCCTAATCTAGACCCTACCACGTTTATAAATCAACCTGCAAATCCTACCTTTGAAATTGCTAACAAGAATCAAACAGCCCAACCTCCCATTGTGGAGAAAGCTGGTGGTGATCTACTGGGTACTGCTCCTAAACTGGCGGCTGAGATCATTGCGGAGATGGCTCCAGACTTCATTAGTCCAGAGGTGTTAATTGGTTCCGGCTTACTCAAAGGAGCTGGAATGGCAGCTAAAACTCCTGGCGGAGTTAAAGCATTGGCTAAAGTGGGGGAATGGACAGACAAGAATCTTCCTACTCTCAAGAAAGCGTTTACCTATCGCTTTGGCCAATCCCCTGAGTATATCGAAGCTGCGGAACAAGCTCAAATTAATATGCGTGTTGGTACAGAGAAAGTAGGTACGATCTCTAAGACCATCATGGAATACCCTGCCGATGTACAGCGTAAGATCGCTGGATACTTGAAGGGAGAGAAAGGATTTTTTGCTAAGGATCTAACGTCAGAGCAAAAGCTTGCAGCTGATGCAGCTCGTGGAGAGTTTAAACGACTCGGTAAAGATCTTGTAGATTTGGGGATGCTGGATGAGAAAACATTTACCGCAAACGTCAATACCTACCTTCCTAGGATGTATAAGACCAAGGAACTTGGTTTAGAAACTCCTCAGATGGGAACTAAGAAGCCCCTGCGGATGAACATCGACCGCTTAAAGAAGAGAACCGATATACCTCAAGATGTTAGGGAAGCTTATGGAGAAATCCTAGAAGCTGGTTATCCTACGTCTAAGGGGCTACTGCAGCTCAATCAAGCTGTGGAGAAAGGAAAGATGTTTAGGCAGGTGTCGGAAATGCCTAATCTGGTTACGCCTGATGAAGCTCAAGGATTAGCGAAGGGATGGGTTAAGATGCCTGTTACCCCTAAACTGGGAGCTATGTCTGGCAAGTATGCTGACCCTGCTGTAGCTGAAGATCTCAATTCATTAATACGGGAGAAAAGTGAGTTAGAGAAAGGCTACAAGAAACTTCTAGGAATGTGGAAGTATGGAAAGGTTGTTCTGTCACCTGCCACTCATGCTCGTAACATGTTTACGAATATGTTCTGGTTAGATGTGAGTGGTACCGGTCCTTTAACCCAAGCCAAGCTCTTTCCTCAAGCCATCAGAGAGATGAAGCTTAATGGACCTATCTAT